CACGTTTATTGGTAAGAGTCTATAAAATAGATCAAACCTCACCGCGGTCACGGCCTCTAAGACTCGAAATGAGACAAGGAGAGGGAAATACCTCTATTAATCCATTTCCAAGTCGATTATTCGAACAGGAAGCGATAGGAAGGACACCTATTGGTGTGCCCTCCGATCGACCTCTTCCCATCACTTCTTTGGAAGCTTCATGATCTGCTCTAAAGATCTCAAAACGTAAAGTGACGATGAAATCGGAACCTTACGTTGAGCTTTAGAACGGATACCAAGCTCCAGTGCACGTCTCAAGTTCTCAAGACGATCCATCAGGTCGACCAACTCATGGTAGTGCAGTAGATTTACGTCCACTGCAAATACCTTTTGAAGGTCAAACTGGTAGATGTCTGAGATCATGTCCTGGGCGAGATCCCGAATCACAAATTGTGATTCAGGATCATAAGTACCAACACCTTCATGCCAAATACCTTGAATAAAGGTATGGTACGAAGAATGCATAAACTCGTCGCTAACCATGAACGTTTGAATACGTTGGATCCTTCTACGTAGCACTAACTCTGTTTGTGCCATGTAGTGGGCTTCCACCGTAAACTCACGATCAGGGCTAACGCCTCGAACGGTACTTAGATCTCTACCTTCTTTCATGGCCTTCTCGACCTCCTCAAATTCCTTAACGGAAACTTTTGGAAGACGATTAGAGCCAAAAAAGATTTCGTAGTTATCTTTATCAGCGATTCGCTCAAGGAGCCATCTCCAACTAACAAGTCCCTTTTTATAGAGACTCGTATAGAAAGAAATGATCCCATGAGCTTCACCCGACTTAGATATTCTGAATTTCGATGCGGTTGCCAAAGCAATAGCGCTCCGAAGGGAAGTAAACACTCCCTTCTGGAACACTTTCATTGCAATATTCACCTTACCGGCGAGATTGTCTTGAGAGGCTAGCATCTTCCATGATAGGGCAGAAACATCTGATCCTGCCATAGAAGTACGCTTTGCATATTCAACCACCGGAACCAGTTGTTTTGACACAACTGATTTCGATAAGTTTATACTGACACCCAATTTATCACAGACGGTAAGATATCGAGACGCGATCTTCTCATCAAATATTTGTATATCATCTCCTAACACTTCATACCCATCAAATCAGGTTAAAAACCCTCTTTGAGTGGGATGTTCGCATCAGTAGCAATACTGGACAATCAAATGATGAGTCAGAGCGAGCATAGCTCAAGAACTTAAAGCTCCCATTGGTTGCCCAACAGCATATTTAAATTCCTGACCCGGCTCGAGGCCGTATCTATCTGCGGAAGAAGGTAAAATATACTTTCTCCCCACCAATATCTTAGATCAAGAATGAGCTGCCTCCTTACCTATTAAACTAGATAAGATTGCAACTTGAACACTGATCGGAAGTCTATCGGTAGCTGCTGACAGATCATATCCAAACGCAACTCCACTCTGCCTTGCCTTTTCTACACATCTCGAGAAAGACTTCTCTTGATCGAACGTCCCATCATTGGGTAGCGTTGCGAGTAGATCAAACAAAGCATCATGGAGCGGTCTTAAAAGACTTTGCGTCCAGATATCGACCATCGCGAATATTCTGAGTTTCCCCGCTGCTTCCTCCTTAAAGGCTAGTTGGCCTATCGGGATTCTGTTTACGGCTATATCTTTTCCAACTTTCCCTCCCTTGAATGGTAAACATTCCAAGAGATGGGCTTTATTGACAAATAACTTATTAATAGACAAAACTTTATTCAAGATGTATCTATTATCAGTCGATTCGCAATAAATTTTGAAATCAGAAAAGATCTCAGAATTTCCTATTGCAATCGCATCTGTAAGTAGACCAAACCAAGATGTCGAGTTTGAAGGACTCGCCTTTTCGATAGGCAAGATCTTCTCACTCGAACAGACCTTAGATCTAACAAAGCTATTTCCAATCAGTTTCGGAGCAAAATACTCCATCCATGATTGAATATCACTTAAAGATTTAAGGTCTCCGCTAAACGGGTCTGTGATCGTACGAAGCTTAGGCACTACCGGTATCTTAATGATCCGATAGAGACTAAACAAAGTCAAC